ATAACTTCAACCAATCGGAGATACTATGTAGAATAGAAACCTGAGAGAAGAAAGTCAAGTGAGAAACTCAGGAGATGGTTTAGTGAAAGGAAGAGAAATGAAAAGAAAGGATGTCTGGGGCTTAAGACATCAGTTGATAGTGATGCTCTAGGGCGAGCTCAGTGGTGTGTTCGCTAGACTCGGAACTGGAGTAGGGGGTTGCTAGGGCGAGGCGTGCCAAGTTCTTGAAGAAGGAGTAGCGCTTGCCAATGGAGGTGAGCAGATGACCGGGGATCGAAACAAGATGGTGAATGGCGACTACAGGACCGAAGTGCATGTCAGGAGAGTGAAGCCGAAAGAAGCCTTGAACGAAGGAGAGCGCCTCTAGTTGTACGGGGGGGAGGTGGAACAACTCATCGCCAGCGCGGATTGACCACAAGAATTCGAGGAAGTAACTGTCGAGCACTTGAGGGAGTTGGTCGAGAGCCTCTTTCTGGATCAACTTGAGAGCCAGAATGAGTGGGGAACGGACGCAACCGAAAGGATATAAAAGCCAACCGCAAAACTCGGGCCAGGAAGAGTAGTGAGTCTTCCCGACCAGCGTGAAAAGGTGCTGGATATTATACCAGGTCGAGTCAATCTGCAGTTCGCCGAAGAAGAGGGAGTCATCCCCAGCGAAGGCTCGAGCAACTTTGGGGTCTGGACGGTAGCGAAGTTCCATGTACGCCATGTTCCAAAAGGTGTTGAAGTCGAAAGTACCGAATTCACCAGTGAAGCGCATGACGGCCGAGTGACCGAACTCTGTGAACATATCGACTTTGATCTCCTCGTAAAGCGCCATGAGTTCTTGTGGGATGCCGCAGTAGTCCATGAAGGCCAGTTCGAAACCGAGAACCTCTGAAGTGCAACTTTGGTCATAGGCAGTGAAGTCGCAGGTGAAGGTCTTCGAGTTCGTGGCGTGGGTACGACACCAATCGTCCATGTCCTGGGTGGTCTTGCCGCCATGAGTGTACACATTGTCCGGTAGGGTGCGAGCAAGGGTGGTCCGCATGTACCTAACTACTGGGCCAAGATCGATCAGATTAGTCTCGTGAGGTGTCACGAGAGATTGTCCGGCTTTGGCATGAAGTTGGTTTATGGACGGCGTGTGATCCTCATCCAAGCGCATAAGAACGGC